CGGGGGGAAACAGAGAAGAAAACCCCCTTGGGGTAATCCTCTCATACCATTACCTAAATTGCCAGTTAAATAACTGGCTTAGAGAGCTGGCACTCAAATCAAACCAGTACTCACGTAAAGTGAGATTTTGGATTTTTAAAAATTAAAATTTATAAAGCAACTGCAACCGAACTACTCGGTGCAATTATTGCAGGAATATGCATAAATCCTGCAGGGTTAAACGATTCGCCTGCGTAAGTCCATATTTTTAATACGCATGTAGCATCATATGAATTAGTTGGGTCATATGTAGTTATTTGTAGCCCTAAGGGATGCATTCCAATATTCTTGTAATCATTATCTGCTCCCCAATAAACCGTATCCTCCGGTGAAGTAGCTCCTCTTGGGACATAAAACTTTTCTCTAGCATAATAGGGAACTTCAAATAAATATAATCTAGACCCCTGTGGCTTGCAAATTTCAAAGTTCATTGTAGACAAGCCACCCATTGGGTTTCGTCTAGCTACCATTATGCTATTATTTGAACATATTTCGATAAGAAAACAAACGGAGCCAGTAACACCTAGATGGGCTAATGTCATTAAATTATAACAAGACGCAGGCTTAATACCTCGACGAGGTAACCCAGACACGTAATATGTTTTATCCTTACTAAGTTCTACTGTAACACTGTTGGATGGTAACTTCATCAATGACCTTAGAGAAAGCACTCTTTCACCAGCCATTGTGTCTACAACATGCTTAACGTCTGAATGTGAACCAGATACAAGAAATTCGGACTGAACATCTGAGCCAACATACCAAGCAAAACCATAAGTTACAAAATTGCCTGCAAATATGATGTCACCCTTAGGGACTATACAAATCATTACAGGCTGATTCCACTGCTCGAAGTCAGTAGTTTCACTACCATTAGTTATTGTTCCACTTCCTGTCATGACGACACAAAAAGGGGGTTGTGTAGTCCATTTGGTAGTTGCGACATAATTATATTTGAACCCTTTTTCAAATCGATAACCGTCCACTGTGCTTGCAATATTTCTTAAATCAAGGGGTTTGACTGCTAAGGCAACGGGCGGTGTATTTTGAAGTACACTTATACTACCCGCAACTACGGCCTTGGAGCCATCACCACCTCGGTATTTAATCCCATCAACAGAATTTTGCCAAAAAGCTCCTTGCCCGATCCATTCAGTATTAGTAGACGTTGTCTTTGTAAACAGCTTAACCTTAACTAGACCAGTTTTCTTAATACCAGTGTCTAACTTTACCACACTATAAATTAAGCCATTAGAAGGAGTAACATTGTTTTGTTTTAGTCGAGCAAGAAACTTCTTATTCTGATCGTAAATTTCCCAAGTACCTTCACCAGGACCTCCAGCTATCTCGGCTACACCATCCTTCACTAATAACCAGGCTTCTACTTCAAAGTACTGATTAGCATAAATACCATACTTGCCATTCCAGGAATTGGGCCACACGGTAATATTCTTACCTAAGTTATCTTTTATAGACACAAATATGTGTGGTAAACCATACGTGATTGCTGGAGACGTAGCAGACACTCCTAATGCTCTCACCTGCGTAGACGAAACTATTGTTTTAGGCGGGTTTGGAGCTGGCTTAGACACCAAGTCTCTGGTGTTTATAGATATCGTACTAGGAGGTTTACTAATTTTAACATTGGTGTTTGCAAGTGTTGTACCCACTGCAATTCCTGTCAATAAATCGTCTAACAGGTTGGGTAGTTTGGCAGTTAAACCTCCAGGTTGATCGACTGTCACATCCGGGGGTGAGGTTGGTGTGGTTACCTGAGTGTTAGAATTGTCATAATATATATCTCCCATAGTACTACTTTCTATAGCTACGGAGCTCTCGATACTGGACCAATCAAAGTCTATATTATAAGCATCAAAGAATTCTGTGGTAGGACCATATAATACGACATCTTCCCACCAGTATTCCACTACCAGCGAGACGAAGGCAGGCGCTGTTCCAGTAGAATAAATTGGTGTCTCCAAATGTACGCTTACAAAGCCATTGCACGTTTGAATATCAGCAGGCGTACCCATACCTTGCCTGACCAATAGCGACGGCTTATTCGAATTCCATGCTACCCTCACCTCTACTGACTCCTCAGTACGCAAATCAATACGGTGTGTCTTATTATACCTACTAGATGCAATATTGGGGTAAGAACTTGGGTCATGACTGAAAGCTATTACACCTCCATGGGATGGGTGCTTTATGACAGTGAACTTATAACATATCACTCCACCAGTCCAAAAAGAAAAATTCAATGCCGCAGCTGCCGGTGGGGTTAGAGCGACTTTACTATTAGACGTAATAAAATACGCGCAAGTAACAGGAAATTCCCCAACTCGCCCTATCGTCTGGGTGGTTGATATCTCAATAACTTTAACAATTGATCGAGTACGACCTAAATTTTCAATCATTAATTTGTCTTCAGACTTTAGACCCGTGATACTTGGGTTAATATTGGTTTCGTGTGTTCTCTCTGGTCCCAACATCCTGGCATTGGTTATGCTGGCAGTGGAGCTCAGAGTACCGACTTCACCTCTTGTCAGAAATTCCTTATATTCTAATTGCCTAGGTTTACTATAACCCATACTTGCTGCCACCTGAGAAGCGCCACTCAAAGTAATAGAGGCAATCTTCGACGGTAAATAAGCTATGGTACCCTTAAACAAATCAGCAGCAGAGCCGGCAATTAAGGACGCTTTTTCAAGCATCACGGAGGGCTTTTCATTTGGAAACGATTCCGCCTGTATGTAATTGACACTAGGACCACCCAACATGACTTCCTCCGCTTCTGCAAACACTTCCATTGTAACAGGCCCTTGATGTGACAAGGAGGTAGACCTAAAAGGGACAAATGTACGTATTTGCACACTGCCAAAAGTACCTGCCTGAGGTAACAGTAAATTTTGAGCTGGCATTAATTCATACATATTGAATGGCCAAATAAACGGGACATGATATTCAATTGTTGAGCTCTTGGTGATGTCTATCATCTTCATATTCATAGTGCTATCCCACAGCGTATCTATCTTATCATTTAATGCTGGATTAGCTGACGTTCTTAAAGATAGTGGATAGTAACTTATACTGGCGCCTCCATAGTGATCTCCTGCCACTATGAAAGTCACTGTGAGCTTGATATTAAATCGGATATATGCATGATTCTGAGTCCGCGATAGTATATCAGTAAGTTCCATATATTTGACAAACGGATCAAATATATAAGTAGTGATTTCATTTATAGGGACATCCTCCCTTAGTATCTTCGTCCTACGCCCTGGTATAGTATTTAAATCCAATGAAGGATCTGAAGAAATCTTGAGATAATCATTGGATGGAATAGCTAATACTTCAGGGGTTGGTACAACCATATTACTAATACCTGAAGCTGTGACAGTGGCATCAGCAAGAGGTATGGCACCGGCACTAGATTCCGCTTGGTACTTCAATTGTGAAAAATCTATAGAGTAATCGGAATAAAACAACAACGTATCATTATCCTTATAATGTACGAAAGGTACATCTGGATAAGCTGCTTGAAAAATGTCATAAACCTCTGGCAGAGGTTTCATACCTATACTTAATGACATGTTCGCAAATGGATACCTATGTTTGTTCACAGGCACATCCGATGCTCTTACATTGTGATTTTCGTAAGGTTTAGTAATATGATTATTTAAAGGAATGCCCATAGCTTGATAACACCACACCAATAGATATTGCATTTTCTTATACTCTTCGGGACCGTAGGCAATTGCTTCATGTAATACACTTAGCGAAACACCAGAAAATCTGTCGATTAAAGAAATATTACCTTGTGGATTGTAAGCACTGATAGCCCTTTGTAAAGAAGTAGGCTTTAATGCTCCCATTAAACAACCGTAATGTTCATTATATACGGTTTTCCTGGACAGAAATTCGGCTTGTTTGGGATCGCAGTAATCGGGCGGCAAATTCTTATCACTCGGATTTACAACCTTAAATTCAAAGCTATCACATATACGTGAAAACACCTTAGGATTAAACTTGTTGGGATCTACCAAATGCGTATCTCGTACCATGAGGTCATCCCCAAGTACTCGTATTTTGTGGTATGATCGAAAATCACAAGACGAATCCATGACGGTAAAGAATGCCGACCTCATTATTAAACTATTTGCAATACTGTTCACCAAAGACGTCAAAAATATCCCAGAAGCCATATAATTGTCTGGGGCTACTAGTGCGTCCTTACATGACATAATTGGGTTTAAAATCTCTGCATACACTCGTTCTGCCATATATACTTGTTCGTCATCGTAAAAGTGTTTTAGTACTCTAATTAGCACTTTTCCAACGGCAGACAACAGTCTTGTATTTAAGCACGTATCAAACTTACTATAATCACACGTCCACAACCGTGAGGTAACTGGCTCATTTGGTTGAACATCAAAGAACTCATCAAATAGTTCTGTCCAATCAGGACTTAAAGCACTTATCCCAAGAGCATTTTCAAACTCTTTGCAATGAACGCCAAAGAAGGAAAAGCACGGAGCAAAGTACATTTTCTGAGCTAGGGTTTCTGCCATCTCCGGCACTCCAAATACTCTTGCAAGTTTTTTCTGGCCATCTTTCAAAGCCATTGGTTCTACTTTCAGCGTTCCACTGGTAACGCAGCCAGGACTAACTTTGTCTTTAACCTTCTTTAGGTAAGCTTCCAATTCGGCAACCATTTCTTGCTTGAGAGTCCTTGACCCTGGTACACCTTCTACATAAGACATCTTTTTCCCAGATGAACAGAACCCAGCAGATGCTTTCAAATTTAAAGAATTGACATTGATCATCTTCTTACCATTAACACATTCATCCATGGTCAAAGGAACCATATATTCTTTTACATCATTCCATTGTGAAACTAACTCATCAATAGGCTTGCAAAAATCTTCAACAGCCAATTGTAATATATGATCTGGAATCCCTTGACTTTCTGTACTTAAATGTAAAAACGAACGGTAAACGTAAGTTTCGCGCATATCTGGACCTACGGAGAAATCTTTTGGTTCAAGAAATGAGTCCAACACCACGTCACTAACGGGGTATTTCAATATTCGTGCCTTATTTGAGTACTTTGAAGGAATAGCACCCACTACCTCAACAGGCATAGCCATGTGATGTATCGGGTTCTTAAAGTGTATATCTTCAACCTTATCAGAAACCATAGTTGGTTTTTCTAACTTTTGTTGTGGCACACCTTCATACTTATTGGGCTCAAATAATATAGACTTTTGGTAGAAATAGGATATATCTTCCTTAGATATAGTACAAGCGCACATACCAGTAGGGCCACCAAGAACGTGGAAGCCTACTATACATCTAGGCGAATCTTTACTAAACAATGGAGTACCACATAAGCCATTAAAGCCCTGATCATCAATTATCTTGTAACGTAGTGGCTTATAATGCATGTCATGGTAACCATCATTTACGTACGTAGGTACACCATCAGACACATTTGCATATAAGTCTATATTGATCAATTCGCGATCTTCCCTGGACCTCGGCCTAACCCATCTAACATTTAGGCTTCCAACTGCATTCTTGTCAGCAAGTAGATCATAAGCTCTGATCTTTAATTTGTGAAATAATTCGACCTGTAACAAAGCTATATCTTTTTTAGGAACGTAAGAGACGTGTGAGCCTGGTATTTCTTTATTAAATATAGTCCCAAGGAAGTCAAACCGCATAGTGTATAATTCTCCAGGATCAGGTCGACGGCCAAATATATGTGCTGGAACGGCAACCAACTGATCATTAATAACAAGCCCGTAAACATGAGTAGTGGCGCCGGACCTAGTCGTTACTGACACATGTGTTATGCATCTTGTCACTTTATCCGTCATTTGATCAAGATCTGTAGAAATGACTTTCTGGTCTGAACATGGTGCCTTATAGAGTCTAGGACTAACGTAAGTCTCACGAGCTTCATTCATGGCTGCTAACTTTGTCTCAACACTTGCTTGAAAAATTGATTCTGCCGTAGCCTTAAATTTCTTCCTAAAAAGGTAATATGCACTACCACTAAGTGCAAGTGCAGAAAACCAAACTACAGGCGAAGTGAGACTAACACCAGAGAATCTGCTAATTATCGAAGAGGCAACGGTATTTACACGTAACACTGGCATTCTCAATACTTCGGTAGTCGTACGTATAAATAAGGCTAAAACAAACCAAATAAACACTATTGCATAAAACATAAACAGGGAATGGCATAAAGACAATATCACGAGAATGAAGCACATTGCATTTATTAGCTGCTGATATTCTTCGAGGTAATTTGCACAACACTCGACATACTTGTTCCACATATACAACCGGATCATGTCATAAAAGAAACTTCCTCCGACAATGGAAAGAAGGGACTGATGCTCATAATCATTAACAGGTGAACAAGTGCAAAGGTCAATATCAGCACACTTAAATTGCTTGCATTCCTTACAAATAATTTCGCTCCTACCAGAATTGACAACAGCTGTCTGCTGACGAAAGTGGAGAGATGAGTAGTCGTACATTCGTGCAAAGGCCTGGGTATGATCCATCCAACCCTCAGGACTTGCACCATATTCCTTGTTAGGGACAGTAATCTGCTCAAATGACTTATTGTGCGTTGAAGTTGAGAATTCGCTAGAAAAATCATATTCCCGATACAATAAATGACTTGGTAATGCTGTCACTGGAAGGTCTCTCAATTTGTCTTTATCAGGTAACGTTGAATTGGGCAGACAATACTCGTCTTTAACTTTGACTTCCAGTTTTAAGCCCATCCGACGAGTAATTGCTTGAGGAAAGCTTACTAACTCTTTGGCTTGGAGTGATTGAACATTTGTAGTTATCACTAAAATGTGATTATTAACCCAAGTGTTTGACTTTTCAGAAACGTCAGCCTTAAGAGCCGGAACCCTAGTTGAGCTGTTGTAACGAAACAATTTATCAACGAAAGTTTTCTTAGCTTCTTCATTAATAGAACATATTAAAGCATCATCCATCAACACAGCATTAGTTTCATTGTAAACTACACTATCGTACTTGTCATTATCTTGTACACGTGCGGTTGTTAATTCGACTTCTTTGCCTGTTGTATCACAATACGCTTTATTGAGCACAAGCATTACATTCTCGACACAAGTACTTTTACCAACTCCAGGAAGACCAAACAACGTTACAGTAGCAGGAGCAAGTTTAGACGTTGAACTGGCTAACCGAGCACGTGCTTTCGACTTATAATCCTCAAGAGTTTTTGTATACCTAGCGAAACGAAGACGCAAATTGTTTCCTTCTATATCATTCTTAGTAAGGGCTGATTCTCTTTTAAACTTCGCTATAGTAGCATCCGTACGGTTTATCAAATTCTGTAAGGTGCGCGTCGGTGCGTGGTCACCTTCAGTAAGTTCACCAGAGTCCAATTTTGCGTAACTTGAGATTAAAGATAAATATTCGTTTTCAACGGCAACGACATTGTCCCATGTCCAATATCCTGTATAAGTGTACATAAGTACTCGTCTCACAAGACAAAACATAGCATCAAAATAGCACTCAAAAGTCAGTGAATGCTGTGTCGCTAATTCACGTCGCATAGTATCATACAAATCAGACGCAGTAACGGTGGACATTTTGGTTTTGATAAATTTCGAACTTAGGAAAACAGATACTAACGAAATGGTTGCTATTATTGGCTTACGCATATTATCGTAAAATACTTTCTTACCAACATCGTATGAAGAATTCAAATTGAGCAACCACTCAGGAACCATAGTGGCATCAGTAAGAGCTTGAAGCTCAGTTTTCTTACCAAAAAATCCAAGACAAAATTTGTCAGATAAATTGCAATCGCCTAAAAGAGTGGCCATAAAATATAGTTTCTTCATTAGTCTACAGGCTTGAACTACCTTTAAATCATTAGGGGTAATACTAGACTGTAATGTGCGTAAAATAGCATAAACATCTGCTGCAGTATCGAGATAAGTAGTAAGTTCATCGAATTTATCTTTCTTACCTGTGACCGAGGTAACAACGTCCCGCAACTCTTCAAGCTGAGGGATTATATTAGTTTCGGTAGGTTGGGACTGAAATTCCATATCACCGAGATCTGGAAATGAATCTTCCTTCTCTTTGCGCTTCTTCTTATTTTTACTAAGGAGACTGATGATCTCCTGTTTATTTTCATAAACGAACTTAGCAATAAATATGCATATCCAGAAAAGAACTGCAAAGATTCCAGAATAATTAGTCTTAGGTCTCTCATCCATCCCATACGCAGCAACAGGTCTCATAAAATACATAAGGAGTCCCAAAATCATGTTGTTAGGGTGGTTTTGAAGAGCGTTAAATCTAAGCCTTCTCGTTAAATCTCCTATTAAATTACCTGGGGACAATACACTGGTAAATATAGTAGACAGTACCAACACTCCATTAGTGACATTCACTAGCCTTCCGGGGCCATTTACATTTAATGCTAATCTGACTTGCATACGCTGCCTAAACGCGTCAAAATCTAAAGTACGTTGACGACGTAACAAATCACGCAAATGTTCGTATGTTATGTGATAAACTTCAACAGGTATTAAAATACTTCGGCGTAACGAGAGAGAACAAAAAATTCTCACCATCCCATTAATTAACCTAGGCTGTATATAAGTAATATAGCGCTTTTGTTCAAACGATAAACAGCGCATCAGACTAACATGCTGTGGATCCCGTTCTAATGAATCAGCCTGGAATATATAAGGGCCATAATCTTTGAAAATAGTTTCACCAATAACACCCCAAAACGCGATATATAAAATAGGCCAGAACCATAAACTAATATTAGAAAGTACATAGAACAACAGCGTATTAACCACAATATATGATGGTAAAATTTCTAAATTATGAAACTTAATGGAACCGTAAATGTATATGTGGATCTTAAACAAATAGTCAAATACACGTTCAGTATAAACATTGGTAAAATTAGTAACAAAGAAATGGCTAATCCAAATAGCGAACATATACCAGCCTGAATAACAACCAGACAACACCCAGTATGTCACCAATTGCAGATAAGGCTGGAAGAAAATGGAAGTCCACAAACCGCCAAAACGTGTAAACAATTGGACGGCTATAGTTTCAATAAATGACAAGCTAAGAAATTCTATGAAGCGAACACAATAATCAACGCTTGTAACGCATGGAGTCAAGATACACAATCCTTGCCTGGAATAAAAGGCAGGTAGGAATATTAATGAAACAGTTATAATACTATTATATATAAGCATCCAGACAGGAACGGCGCCTGGGCGCAGGAGGTCCGAAAAACTTACATACCAATTGTACTTAAGCATAATTTCATTAGTATACTCCAAGAGATGATTATGCTTAGAGTGAATGGTCGCCGCCTTCCATTTCTTCTCAAACTCTGATTCAACGCCACTAGCAATGGGCTCGTAAACAACTTCTTTATCTAAGAAGACCTCATCTGGTGAACCCCCAACGGGTTTATCATGAGTTAAAAGAGTCATCCCATTCATTTGAAAAACTGTAGTCCACTTATATAAACCGGTTGTGATATGATAGCAATTCGTATAACGAAAGCAACGTATGCCGTCAAGCATATGTTCGATGTCTTGATTTGGGAATTTGCAATGAAGCCAATCGTGTAATCTAGACAACATCGGCCACATACCCAGAGCTGCAATCATTTCGCTCCCATATTGACGACGGTACTCCATTTTAAAAATACGAAGGTAACAAAAACCGTCGCGTGGTGTGGCAATATAGGCTTCCTGTTCAAGAGTTAAATTATTACAATCCAAGTTCTTGTACAAAGTTTCTAAGTGCAAATCAAGCTCAATAGGGCGACAACCACGCTTGTAAGGTCCAACATCTGTATTCCAATAATCACTAAATAAAATAAAATCGCCACCTACTTTGAAATCCATAACTGCTTCAGTATTATTAAGGATCAAATTAGAATGAATCTCCCAAAGATTGTGAATCCCTGGCACTATGTGTATCATATTTCCTTTAATGACATAATCACAATCACCAGAAACAGCTATTTTATGGGTCATGGCATACCAATAAACTTCCGCAAGAGTCGGAGAATTACCTAATGATTTAGCTATTATAGGCAAATTTAGTCCGCAATGGAAAAGCTTAAGGTAACAATACCCTGTAGTAATTTTGTTGGAATCCGTTGGGACTCGATAATGTTTGCCTGTCTTACGAGAAGATTGAGGCGAATTTTGCTGTCGCAAAGACTTCATATATTCCCACTGGGAACGTGAAACGGTAGGAATAAACATGATTAAAATAAATTGTATAAACGAATTAAAATTAGGAAAATAGTTTAAATTAATAAAAGTTAATATAAAAATATTCACTGAAAATGAATATTGAAGCTTGTGATTACATATAAATTAGTTTAAAAGTTTAAATCGTAATCTCATGTTTTATACTGCTTGTACGACAACAGTTAGGAAGGGGTGAGTGCCTTGGGATTTCGCCAGCAAAAACCAAAACTGAGATAATTTTGGGAAAAGTTTTCCTTGGTACCAGTCCGCGGGCCACTCATCGTTTCAGAGCGTACCTTAGGTTGAACTTTTTTAAAATTATGATGCATGTGCTGTTCTACAACATCATAATTCTACTCTAACTATTGGTGCTACCACGACGTCTCAAATAAGATCTATTAAGTAGCGTTATCACACGCTACTCGTATAGTAGTGTTGACGCGGAAACAAATTAGCAGAAGGCCATCGTTCCACCAACTATCCTAAATACTAATTTGTACTAAACAACAATTTAATCGCTTTAATTCATCACTATATGAAAGAGGAACTAATAATGTCTCATAATATAACTATAAATGAATAAAGTAACACTTTAACTGAAAATCACTTCAAAAGAAGGAATATCGTTCACAAAAAATAAGTATACTTAGTGTATATAATATTAAATGCACACCCCGATCTATTCCCGCCATAACGGTTTCCTACGCCGCTACTTAATGGGTGACTAAACAAAAAAAAATAATCACAATACCACGTAAAATCTATGTAACATAGTAATAGTTTGATTGGCTTCACTGTATAAGAATGAGCTCGTGAAACTCATAATCACTGTATAAGAGTGAGTGCGTGAAACTCACAATAACGCGTACTGAAATCACTTAGATGTCAACTAAGTGAAGTTTAGACAGTACCAGGCATGCAACCTACCTACTTACCTACTCGTAACTAGCTAACTAGCTAGCTTGACAAATGACAACTAGTACTGGGCTTATCCGCCTTTGAGGTAAAAC